GCCTGTGTTCTTCGGGCAGTTCCGCGACATGGTGATGAACAAAGTGTCGCAGTACCGGTGGATACCCAAGCCGACTGCTATCCGCGTCGTGCACAAGGCGCTGCAACCCGCCATCCGATTTGAGAAGGCTCAGTGTCTTGACCTGCCTCCGGTTACGTTCGTAGAGCGCGACGCCCCCCTCACCCCGCAGCAGACCAAGTTCTACAACACGTTGAAGAAGCAGATGCTGGTCGAAGCCGACGGGGAAGAAATTTCTGCCGTCAACGCAGCCGCCAAGATCAACAAGCTGCTGCAAATTGCATGCGGCTCGGTGTACACCGACACCGGAGAGGTTGTGGATTTCGACGTAGCCAACCGGCTCAACGCGGTGTTGGAGGTGATCGAGGAGTCGTCACACAAAGTATTGGTGTTCGTGCCGTACACGCACACAATCAAGTTGCTTCAAGAATTTTTGATCAAGAACGGCGTCACGTGCGAAGTGATTAACGGCGAAGTGAACGTCAACAAACGTAGTGACATCGTTACCCAATTTCAGAACCAACCCGATCCAAAAGTGCTGATCATCCAGCCACGGGCGGCGTCACACGGGCTTACCCTTACTGCGGCGAACACAGTGATTTGGTACGCTCCCGTCACCAGTGTGGAGACGTACCTGCAAGCCAACGCCCGCATCGACAGACCGGGCCAGAAGAACAACATGACGGTTGTTCACATCAAGGGCAGCGCCATCGAAACCAAGCTGTATTCGATGTTGCAACGCGCCATCGACGATCACTCCAAGATCGTTGACCTGTACCGAGAAGAAATTTCTTCGGACCCCTTGACAGTGTAAAAAGCGTTCGTATAATACGCTTCCCAACTAAGGAGAACCTGCATGGACGAAGCCGTTCAGGGGGAAGATTCCCCCCGACTAGATGACCTAGCCGCCGCGTACATCCGTATTCGTGATGCCCGAGCGGACCTCAAGCGCACGTACGAAGAGCAAGACGAAGAACTGAGCAATCAAATGAGCGTCATCGCAGAAGAAATGCTCGGCGTGTGCAAAGAACTTGGTGCCGACAGCATCAAGACAAAAGCTGGCACGATCATTCGTTCGGTTAAATCACGGTACTGGACGAACGATTGGGATTCGATGTATCGCTTCATCAAAGAAAACGATGCATTCCCGCTGCTGGAGAAGCGCCTTCATCAAACACACATGAAGGAGTTTCTTTCTGAGAATCCCGACCTGCTCCCTGCGGGCTTGAACGTGGAGAGCGAGTACACCGTGGTGGTTAGACGTTCCAAATGAGGACCATATGAGCAACATTACCGTTATCGACCAGAACCTGCCCGACTTCCTGCAACAAGCCGGTGTCAGCGAACTCACGAAGCAACTCGCCGGTAAATCCGGTGTTAAACGTCTTGTCCCCAAGAACGGCATCTTCCGCAAGATGGTTGGTGGCGAGGAAATGGGCAAGGTCAAGGGTGCGCTGAACGCTGTTGTTGTCAACGCTTCCCCCAAAGTGGGTCGCATCTTTTACGCGAAACAGTGGAGCCCGGACTCTGAGCCGACCGCACCGGACTGCTTCAGCAACGATGGCGTGGCCCCGGACCAAGGCGCTGCCAACCCCCAAGCATCAGCCTGCAATGACTGCCAGCAGAACATCAAAGGTTCTGGCATGGGCAGCTCCAAGGCATGCCGCTACAGCCGCCGCATTGCTGTGGTGCTGGAAGAGGACTTCAACACTTCGCTTTCGGGTGAGGTCTACCAGATGAACCTCGCTTCCAAGTCGCTGTTCGGCGACAGCAACGGCGACAACACGCACACGTTTGAGAACTACACCAAGTATCTCGCCAACAACGGCAAGAGCATTGATCACGTCATTACCCAAATCTCGTTCAACGAGGACAATGACAATCAGTCGGTGCTGTTCACCCCGGTGCGCTTCATCAACCGCAACGAGTACGAAGTCACGAGCAAAGTCATCGCACGTCCTGAAGTGCAGAAGATGGTGACCATGACTCCGTATCAAGCCGACGCCTCTGGTCGTGCGCCAAAACTGGAAGCTCCCAAGGCAGCAGCCGAGAGCGAGCCCGAGCCGAAGAAGCGCGAGAGCAAGAAAGCCGCCGAGACGCCCGCAGCCAAGAAAGACTTGGACTCGGTGCTCAAGGCTTGGTCTGACGGAGAGTAATCATGAGCTTTGGCTACAGCCAGCGGACTGCGAGGAGCATCTTGGATGCCGACCCCCGTGGTTCGTTGGGTGTGGCGCTCGGGCAATTCTGCGTCCGCAAAGACATTCCGATCAGCGCCGTAGCGGAAACTTTGGGCGTGTCCCGCATGACTGTCTATAACTGGGCACTCGGCAGGACAAGCCCTTCTTCTGAATACGCTGAAAAGATAACCAAGTGGATGCGGAATTACCGAGCGCGACTGAAAAAGAAGCAGTAAATGTCATCGTTCGATCTTCTGGACGCGGTGCTGCCTGCCGAGGGGCGGTACTGCGTGGTGGGGATTGGCAGGTATGTAGACCAGAACTTTTATGACTCGCGCCAAGAGGCAGATGAACAGACAGCCAAACTAGTAAAGCGCGGATTCAACGCTTACTTTGGCTGCGCCAAATACGGTGACGCTGACAACCGAACCCACGAGAACGCTCTGCACTTCAGGGCGCTGTGGATGGACATTGACTGCGGGCCTACCAAGGCCACGCCAGACAAAAACGGCATCGTCAAAGGCTACATCGACCAAGCCACGGGGCTGAACGAACTCATAAAGTTTTGCAGCGCGACAAACCTGCCGCGTCCCGTACTGGTTAATTCTGGCTACGGCATCCATGCGTACTGGCTGCTGGAGGAAGTGCTCGACCGGGCACAGTGGACTCCTCTGGCTAACCGGCTGCGCCAGTTGTGTGCCGAGCAAGGGTTAATTGTTGACTCCGCAGTTTTCGAGCCGTCTCGGATTCTGCGTATTCCGGGTACACCCAACTTCAAAGGCGAAGAGCCGGTCGAAGTATCCGTACTCTACGAAACTACAGAACGCATCCCGTATGAGGCGATGCGCAAGCTGCTCGGCGCACCCGAGCCGAAAGAGGAGACACCCGACTTCATCCCGCGCTCGATGAGCCCAATGATGGAAGCACTGCTTGCCAACAAGGTAAAGCGGTTCAAAACCATCATGCTCAAGTCGATCAACGGCGAGGGATGCAACCAACTACTGCACTGCTACCAGAACCAGAACGATATTGAGGAGCCCCTGTGGCGGGCGGCGTTGTCGATCACCGCTTTCTGCGTGGACCGAGAGCAAGCCTCGCACATGATGTCGCGGGAGTACGCCGACTACAACCCAATCGAGGTGGATGCCAAAGTGCACAACCTCGTCACCAAGGGCGGCCCGCATCACTGCGCGACATTTGAAAAACTCAACCCAGTCGGCTGCGAAGGCTGCATCCACAAGGGCAAGATCAAGTCACCGATAGTGCTCGGCGTCGAAGTAGCCGAGGCTGACGACTCTGATAACGAAGTAGTAGTAACTAACGAGGAAAACGAAGAAACCGTAGTACAAATCCCCGAGTACCCGTTTCCGTACTTCCGGGGTAAGTCTGGCGGTGTGTACCGCAAGCCCAAGGACGAAGAAGATGAGCCTGAGCTTGTGTACGAGCACGACCTGTACGTAATCAAGCGGATGCAGCACAGCGAACAGGGTGAAATTGCCCTGATCCGACTGCACCTGCCGCAAGACGGCGTGAAGGAGTTTGCTGTCCCGGCTACGGCAATCGTGGTCAAGGACAAACTGCGCGAAGTACTGGCGCACCACGGCGTCGTGCCGACTGACAAGCAGATGAATGCGCTGCTTGGCTACCTCACCACCTTCGTCAAAAACCTGCAATTTCAGAAGAAAGCAGAAATCATGCGGACTCAGTTTGGATGGGTCGAGAAAGACAGCAAGTTTATTGTGGGCGATAAAGAGATTACCAAGGACGGCACGTTCTACAGCCCGCCGTCGATCACCACCAGAGAGATTGCCGACCACATCCATGCGGCCGGTGAACTTGAGAAGTGGCGGGAAGTATTCAATATGTACAACCTGCCGGGGCTGGAGCCGAATGCGTTTGCCGCGCTGACAGCGTTTGGTTCTCCCCTGCTCAAGTACACCGGTATGTCGGGGGCGATCATCAACCTGATCTACCCGGCGTCGGGTACGGGCAAGTCCACCACCCTGTATATGTGCAACAGCGTGATTGGGCACCCGAAAAATCTGGCGTCGATCTGGAAGGACACGCAGAACGCCAAGATGCACCGACTCGGCGTGATGAACAACCTCGCCAACACCATCGACGAGATTACGAACACCAGCCCGATGGAGTTCTCCGACCTGTCCTACAGCATCAGCCAAGGCCGGGGCAAGGACCGCATGAAGTCGCAGACCAACGAAATGCGGCTGAACAATACCCGTTGGCAGGGCATCACCCTCACGTCGTCGAACGCCAGTTTTTACGAGAAGTTGGGCGCGGCTAAGAACTCACCGGACGGCGAGAGCATGCGTCTGCTTGAGTACAAGATTGAGCCAACGTCCGTCATTGACGTAGCCACAGGCAAGCAGTTGTTTGACCACCAGTTGTTTGAGAACTATGGGCATGCGGCCGAGCCGTACTTTCGGTGGCTGGTCAACAACCTTGAGGACGCCAGAGCCCTGCTGAAAAAGGTGCAGGCCCGCATCGACCGGGAACTTCGCGTAACACAGAAAGAGCGGTTCTGGTCGGCGGTGGCCGCATGCAACATCACGGGTGGGTTGATTGCCAAGAACCTTGGGCTGATCGACTTTGACATGAAACGCATCTACGACTGGACAATCAAGATGCTCAACGAAATGCGTACGGAAGTGAAGCCCGCCGAGCCGGATGCCAAAACCATCCTTGGCGATTACATCAACCACTACATTGGCAACGCCCT